ATGTTACCAACTTGTATTTCAGCAATTGAGTTTCGTCTGTGAATGCTTCAAAGACTGGCGTGTTGCGTATTGCCAAGTCATAGTACGCCGAACCTTGTGGATGGTTTGGTTGATATAGACGATAGTCTATTTCGTCGTCAGCCAAGGCATATGACGTAATATTCAAGCCGCCATTTGCCGCGAGTAGCTCTCTACCCTTCTTTGTCAGCACCGCATCTACCGTTATTATTTCATTATTGATATAAGCGCACATATTAAAGTCCCATCTTTTTTAGATATTTTCCCATTGATGATGGGGTTACTTGGTATCTGATTGCCAGTTGTCTTTTGTTCATCTTTTTATATAAATATAGATCTTTTATGTTTTCTCTTTCATTTTCTGGAATTTTGTTTTTTTTATATCTACCTTCTAATACTGCTTTTTTGACACCTATTCTAACCTTAATACGCTGTTCTTCGGTCAATGTTCTATTTAACTTACGATGTGCTTCCGATATATTTTTCCTATGCGCATCGGTATAAATCCTACCCGTATTTGCCAAATGCGCCTTGGAAATATTGTCAACCGAGCTTTCTCTACCACGCATTTTTAACTTTGTTTCCTCTGTGTGAGTTTTTCCCAATCTGTCACGGCTCATCTTTTCTTTTTGTTCGATTGAGAATTTTGACTTTCCTCTGGTAGCAATTGATATTTTCGTTTTAGTTTCTGGACTGCGCGGTATGCCAAGATTTGGCCTATCCGCAGATGGGCTTAAATTGTAACAATACTCTTTTCCGTAAAACTCATTTAATCTTTTTTGTTCTTCACATACTAACATAGATGGATCGCATTCTGTTTCAATTATAAATATAAAGTTTTCTTCTCCGTATAAATTCCAAGCATTCTGGAGCCTCGCATTATCATGTCTATTATTTCTCAAATCGTTTCTATGTCTATAAAAGCGAACAGAGCTGTTTTTTGTAGATCCAATATAAAAATTATTATTGACCTTATTAATTATTTTGTAAATTCCACATGGCATATATCAATAAATATAAGATACATGACATTTTAGACCGTTTTTGTTTCAACTGGATCGCTGTTATTTAATAGACCAGTAAGAGGATCAACCGTAGTTTTTTTATTTTGGATGTTTTTCTTCCATTTGAACGGAGAATTGTTGTTGTCGTATGAGTTGATCTCCTTGACTGAGAACTGCTGTTTGCTGTATTTATAATGGTTTGGAAAATACCCATTTAGCAACTCCGCGTTATATGGGTAGTTCTGCATGGTATATTCTTTTCTATAATCAAACCCAGATGCCAATGGACCGAAGAAATTACCAGATGTCTTGAATCTGAACTCGTCAAATATTGATTTTGTAGGATCGTTGGTGGTAAATGTTATGACAAATTTGTCAAATGAGAATTGAGGCGGGGTTGGGAATGCGTATATGATACCAACAAAGTAATAATTTCCACCATCGGTTGTGAATGTGCCATTATAGTATATCGGATATATGTTGCTGTATGCGGCATTGATGTATATTCCCGGAGAAAGTACCGTGCCTGTGCTGGTCAGTCCGAATCCATTTACACTGCCAGTCATCAATCCGCTTATGGTATGGCTTGATGAAACGGCATATACCGTAGGGACATTCAAAGTCGATGGAGTAAAGCTTACACTTCCACTGAAATATGAGTTTACAAATGAAGCGCTGATGCTATATTCGCTCAAGTTTGGCAACTTCACCATGTTTACCTTGTAATATGAGCTTGATATGGTTTGTACCGTACCATTCATATTTACATTGATCTCGTAATCATCCAACTCGTTTGTTGGAAGATTGTATTTGTTGTAGACCTGATATTGCTTTTTAACTTTAATGACATCGGCGCGATAATACTCGTCCTTGTAATATGTTATTCCGTTGTCAGCAAATACACTGAATCCAAATTGATCCGCATCGGCTGGAAAAAAGACTTGATTTACATCATTCAGTATGGAAATTCCATCGTTGTGAAGTTTGAATGTGTGCTCAAGTTTTGGAGCTTGCGTTGCGGCAATGTCTCTGTTTGACGGAAACTCGGCGAGCTTTTGCGGTATATTCTCCTGAACAAGCGGCTTCAATTGTATCTTTGGGCGCTCCAATATTGAAGGTTCCACCAAAATACCATCCACCAATTTTGCTCTTGCTGGGACAACGTTCTTGATATACTTGAACATCGCCTTATCAAAGTAGAATCTTACGATGTTCATGAAGAACTGATAATCAACCGCTCCATATCCTTGGTCGTAAAATATCTGCTTGAATTTCTCAAATCTTTCGTATGATCTTTCGTAGACATACTTTGGATCTCCAATCAGATCAGTCAAAGGATACTCTCCAAAGAATTTGATTATCTCTGTGTTCTGGATTTCCGAAGGAGAGAAGAATATTCCTATCTTGTTTGAATCGGTTGATGTCAACTCACTTGATTTAACTGAGGATCTCTCGGTAGAAGACAACGCCGTCAACAATTCTTGCTCAACATAATTGATCTTGTTGCTTTTGAATTTTCCAGCGCCATAATCAGGCACCTTCATTGTCTGTACTGTTTCTTTTCTTGTGAATTGGTATGGGAATGTTGGAACCGAAAGAGGAGCGCAATAATCATCCGTTGGAACAATTATGTTGTGTGGAGGAAAATTGATCGCATCAAATGTAGGAAAATCGCCGCGAAATGCCAGATTGTTCAAAACCACGGTTCCACTGCCATCGTTAAGATCCAATGGTCTTTCAAATGAAACTCTGACAAGATTATGCTTCACCATCTCTATAGGAGAATTTGAATCATATGAATTCTGGTGGAGAGTATGATTTAGGAATGAATTGTCATCCAATGAATTTTCCCAAATCTTTATTTCATCTATGTTTCCATAAAATGCCTCTGGGTCAACATTCAGAGATGCCGTGTTCTGATGATAGTTGCCCACATAAACAAACGATCCAACCCTGTAATTGGTGTTGAAACTTCCACTGAGATATTGGCTGGCGGTTGCCTCAAATGTTATTCTGGAATCCTCTGCTCGTTGCAGCACCACATCATATTTGATAGGATATTGGTCAATTTGAGAAGGAGTAAAATCATATGCTGCAAAATCAACCGATGCATCGTTCCTACGCACCATTGCATGATATGTGCTACCATCGAAGATAGGAGCTTTTTCGGTCATGATGGTTTTCACATTTCCAACTCCATCGTCCAGACTGAAGAACAATCTTCCCCATTCATTTCCTCTGTCGCGATATACTCCGACTACCCACTTATCGGAACAGTTTGCCAATCTGAAAACATGACCTTCTTCGCTTGTGCGATTCTGATCAAAGGCGAAATTGAACTCGAATGTCTGAGCACTGCCTGTCCAATTAAGCTTGAAATATTCTCCACTTCCAGTGAAATATGGCTCATACTTTACTTCATCAATCACATATTCGGTGGTATCCTGAAGATTGTGTGAACTTCTTATTCCGCCATATTCTTTGAGCTTGATGATGTTTTTTGGAACTCCAAAACATGACAGCAATGCCGATAGTGATGCCTCTGTTCCTTTTGTCTTGTAGATGTATGGAAGACTGTTCAGAATGCGCTTCCAAATTACTTGATTTCTTTCCATTTCCGACATGCTTCGGACTTGATCATACATCGGACTTGTCACATCAAATTGTGCTTTTGAGAATGAAGCCAGCAATAGTGGAAGATTTTCTTTTGATATCTCCGCTTCCCATCCCATAGAAGCAAGCATATCTTCAACAATATCAATCGAGATGCCAGATGACGGGCTACTGGAAGTGTTGTTCTTTTCGGTCAGCTGTTTTATTGTCAAAGAAATATTGTCAAAGAAATGACCAATCATTCCGACAAACTTGATATAATCCGCATTTTGGTCCGATTCCTCCACAATAAATTGCGGAAGATTGTTTATTAAAGAATTTCCGTTGTTTCTGTCATACACAGACGCGGATGCGACATGTTCTGGGTACCATTCCGCATTGTTGTATAGGAAATTCTCATATCCATCCATTGATGCTTCAATGGCGTCTATTCGATTGTTATAATCCGTGATTTCTTTCTGATAAAACTGGTCACTTGGATTTGCATTAAGCTTGTTCTGTACATTAACGATTTGAGCCTGAAGCTCTACAATCTCGCTTCTTTTTGAATCAAATGCAACCAAACGAAGGTTTGCGGATGAAAAATTGATGAAATTTTCAAAGTATCTGTAATTGGTGTTGTCTCCCAACGGACCTTCTGGAGTGTTTATCTTGCTTATTATTTCATTGTATGCGCTGCCCGTTTGATTTACCAGTTCTTCCATCGAAAGCGCCTCGGTGGTATTACCTTGACTTTCAACTCGTACAAGAAAATTTGGACCTCTCAATGGTATGGTCTGGACATAAGGCTTTGTGAAATAGTACAAGCTCTGAACTATCGGCAGAAAACCAAAATCATTTGTTATCCAGATCTCGTCACCTTCCATTACAGAAGCTGGAAGAGGTTCACTCAGCTTCAGTATCAATTTGTCATAAAATCTTGGATCGTTTGAAGGCGAGATCTTTCTGTTCAGTATGGAGTATTTGTCTCCGCCGACAACGTTGATGTAATTCTTGAAATATCCTGAGAGATATATGTTATTCTTTACTTCAATTGTATAAATTTCTGGATAGAAAATCAGATTGTAGTAAATATACTCAAGAAACTTCAATATACTTTCATAGTCGTCTGGTTTCTTGTTGGTTATTCTGTTCAACTCTTGATTTGTGACGAACTTAAATATGCTGTAATAGTAGTCGCGCACATCTTGGAATGTCGCACCTGCTTCATAATTCTGATACAGCCAGTTTTTGAACTGATCATATATTCCAAGGATGTCGTTGGTAGAAATCTCTCCACTATTTTTAAGATTTCCTTTCTTCACACCATAGAACATGTCGGTGAGAAGATTTATGGCGTCTATGTCATTTCCAGACTCAGATTGTCTGTAATTTAGACCATAATTGAATTTGAAACTAGCGGCCTCTTCTGGGTATACTTCCTTTGCGGCATAATATACAGTATAGATTGGAGGAGATGAAATTGCATCCGTCAGTGTCTTTGCAATCTCTTTCACTTGTATCTGTGAATTGGAAAATACATTGAACTCATCTACCGTGGTTGACTGTGTTCCTTTTAGAACCTTTGGAATGACTGCAATTTCAGTTCTTGATGTTGAGATGGTATCAATTATCAGCTTCTCACTGGATCCAGGCTCCGTTCCAACCAAGTTTCTGATCAATTCAATCGAAACCTTGTAGTTCCCATCGGAAATACTCATTCCGTTCAGCACTTTTGATACATCCAAGAACAAAGAGCTTGTTGTAATTGATCCAGTTTCACTCATTGAACTGGTCGGAAGTGATGAACTTGGGATCGAATCCAATAGTGGAAAATTGCTGTTGAACTCATCATATGAGTACGTGACATACTTGTTTGTTACGTCATAATATGATTGAGTATTGCTTGTATATGAACCAGAAGATATGATTGTTGATGATGTGACTGGGGTCTCGTCAAAATTGAAAACCGATACTTTTATCACATCCTTTTCCGATTGCCCAAATGGAAAATTTACATATGTCTGACCTTCTGTGTAAAACATCAATTCCTCTGCAGAGAACATGGAACCCACATTCAATGAAGATGTAGACTGTGATTTATACTTTAAGTCGGAAATGTTCATAACTCTTTGAATGTAACACTGTATTTGGTTTCTACTTTGATTGGATTATACACCACATTCTGAAGCGGGATTGTGATGGACGATGAGTACAACTGGCCTTGCACATTCTGTATGATCAAATTTCCATATGAATCTATGTTTGGGATTATTGACCCACTTCTATATAGATTCTGAACATCGTCTTGATTGTATCCTGTTAGGTATGGATTTGCGTTCATCTAGAAATCTTGAATGCGGTTGGCACCGTGAATGTGAGGAACGAACCACTTTGCTCGCAGCGAATTTCAACCTTAAAATATCTTTCCTGTGGAAGTCCGCTGGTGTCGAGCATGAAGTAGTTTCCACTTCCATCAAAGCTCAGACGAGTGTATTCGTCGTATGGTATTATCGTGTCTTCGCTTTCCGCGTCCTTGATCTGATAGAAGCTGGAGGATGGCAGATAATATGGAAATACATAGTCAGACGCTCTGTTTGTGAAGGTTTTGACTGGATATCTTTTTCTTGCCGACACATCCATTCTGACAATTGAACCAAATTTGTATTCTTTCGCCATATTCTTCATGTTGACCACGGCATCTCTTATCTGAATTGCATCGGCGCTGCCTGTGCTGAATACAGAATTGTCCCAACATACATCCAGATATGGAGAGTATACAGTGTTGGTCTCTTTGCTGAAAAACTTCAATGATCCATAATCAATTGAACTGCTTTCATCGCCATGCATGACTATCAGCCCATTGTTGACGATGGAACCGCTCAACCAAGCATAAACCATGTTGGTAACATCCATGCGAACATCACTGGTTTGATAATCGAAAGTTTGTCCAGCACCATAAGATCCACTTGATGGAGTTGGTGCGTCTGGATAATACCAATTTTCATATGATGGCTGAACATATCCAGATCCTGTTCCAACTTCTCCTTCGGATATCCACCAATTTCCACCGCCTGTGCAATCTACCAACGAGCCACTTGACCACAACTCATACTTTCCATCGGTGAATTTCCAACAAACACCGTTTGCAGTACTGGATCCATCGTACTTGTACCCTGTTCCCATGATCCAAGACTGTGAAACTGGATATGCCGCCAATGAATACTTGGTGGGCACTTCATTGCTTTCGCATGTCTTCAGATTAAGGAAAAATCTTGGGTTTATTGGACGGTCTGAGTCACTTGATGCCATCGACGCGGATATCTGAATCAAGTCAAATTTCAACAGTGTTCTTGACAAAACTGCTCCAGCTGATGGCACATTTACATATTTGTATGAACTTGAAACCACTCTTGGATCTGTTGATCCAGAATCATATGACGCAGACATTGATCCGCTCAAAAGTTCAATGCTGGCACTTGTGTATCCAACCTGAACAATATATGATCCATTACTTGCACAGCTTTGATATGAAATTCGTTTTTCAA